GATGAAGAACTTGAAGGAGGTGAAGAAGGGGATTAAACTTATACTAAGATAGGGTGAGAAATAGAACAAATATTAAATGGGAAGAAATTATAAAAAAGGATTGTGGAAGAATGTCAAAAGGAAAAGTTGTAGCAACATTATTGAATGAAACAGATTTAATATGTGAATATGGATGTGGAAAGAAAGCAAATTTTAGATTTACAAATGGAAGAGTTTGTTGCTCTGACATACATACTAAATGTGAATCATTTCGTAAACATTCATCAGAAAGAAATTTTGGAAAAGCAAATACTGGCATACCTTTTGATAATATAGATAAATTATTATGTCAATTTGGTTGTGGACAATTAGCTAAATATAAATTTAAACATAATAAATTATGTTGCGAAAAATATGTTAACTCATGTAAATCTGTAAAAGGTAGAATGTCTAAATCTATGTCTGGTAAAACATCAAAGGGAAATAAATTTGAAAATAATTCAGGAATACTTTGTGAATTTGGTTGTGGACAATTAGCTCAATATAAATTTGAATTAGGTAAATATTGTTGCTCAGAAATATGGGAAAGTTGCCCAGAAGCTAGATTAAAAAATACAAAAACAGTAACGAATAAATGGAGAGAACCTGATTTCAGAAACTTAATTACACAAAGAATTAATGATTCCAGAGATGAAGATTTTAGTAAATTGATTAGTAAACAAAAATTTTCAGAATGGAAAAATCCAAACAGTTTATTAAATTCACCTGAAAGAAATAAAAAATTAAGTAAATCTCAAAAAATGGGATTAGATAAATTAACTAAAAAATATCCGGATTTTATAAAAGATAGAAAGAATGAAGTTATAGAAGATGAAGAAACTAGAAAAATTATGGTAAAGTGTGATTGTTGTGAAAAATGGTTTATTCCAGAAGGTGAATATTTATATGAAGCAACTTTCAGATCTTCTATCAAATCACAAAACTTTCCAATGTTATGTAGTTATGAATGTTTTATCAAAATGGGAATTGAACCAAAGAAATGGTCATATACTGATGAATATAAAAAGTTTAAAGAATACAGTAATGAAGTAATAAAAGAAACTGGAAAGACTCTTAGAAGATATGGAAATAAAATAAAAAATCTTCACTTAAGAGGGACAAAATTTGGATATGAATTAGATCATAGATTTACAATAATTAATGGTTTTAAATTAGGTGTTGATATTCAAATACTGGCTCATTGGAAGAATTTAGAAATAATAACAAGAGAAGAAAATAGGAAAAAACTAGGAAAATCTTCTATATCATTAGAAGAGTTATTAACAGAAATCAAAAATCTTTAACAATAATAGGAGGTTACAAAATGAAATATAGTTTCGCAGAGTTGGGTAGGTTTGTTTCTTGCCCCAAAAGGTAGTAATATCTTTTGCAAAGTCCTTTAATTCAGGGAATCTCCAATTATATAAATTGGACAATCCTGAACGAAGCTTTGAATAATATTATTCAAAGAACGTGCAACGACTATCTCGAAAGAGAGTAGACTCAAGTGAGTCGAAACGGGGACTATCCTAAAATATAATTTAGGATAATGATATAGTCTAAACTGAATGGAAACATTCAGCAGCTTGAATAAAGCGGGTAAGAATTAACGAATCTTACTGAATAAATTTGCAGAACATCCTCACAAGAAAATTTGGTGGAACGAGCATCGGTTAGATTTTGCGTAGCTGCTTATAGAAGAAATTCTATTCGAAAACTCCTCTAATTCAGGGAATCTCCAATTTTATAATTGGACAATCCTGAGCGAAGCTTTGACTTATTTATAGAATAGTCAAAGAACGTGCAACGACTATCTCGAAAGAGAGTAGACTCAAGTGAGTCGAAACGGGGAGGCCCTTAACTTTTTATAAACAATAAAAAGAAAGGTCATGATATAGTCTCAACTGTATGGTAACATGCAGCAGCTTGAATAAAGCGGATGGGATCTAACGAATCTCATTGAAGTTAAATTGGTCGCAGATCCATATGTTACCGGGTATCATTTTATCTGGTTCGATATATTACCACCAAATTTAATAAATTATACCGGTCAGTTTAATGCAGCTATTGGAAGTCTTGGAGAAATTGCTAATATTTTAGCTGCGTCATGTTTAAGCGTAACTCCTCCAGGTGGAACTCTTGGAAAAATAGAGTTTACTGGACTAGGTGGAGTTAAATGGGCTGTGCCATCAAACATTGATTATGGTACAGAAGTATCCGTAAAGTTCTTAGAATTCAATAAAACTCCAATCCTTGATATTACGTCTGGTTGGTTTAAAATGATTCGTGATTATAGAACAGGAACTACTGATTTAATTGATGGAGATGATGGAAGTGGATATACCAAGAAAACATATGCTGGTTTAATGTATTATTGGACAACAGCTCCAGATGCGCAAACAGTTGAATTTTTTGCTTGTTACGATGGAGTATTTCCGACAAAGGATCCAGCAGATTTATTTACTAGTGATGTAGAAACTGTTGGTAAACTTGACATCGAAATTCCATTCAATGTAGATTATGCATGGAGAGAACCATGGGTAAGATCTAAATGTCAAGCTCTAGCAGCAAACTTTGCAGCAGCTAAAGATGTAGTGAAAAACTATCAATATTAAAAAATAGAAAAGAATAGCGAAAAAACAGAAAGGAGATTAAAAAATGCCATTTACAGGTTTTAACTTAAAGTATCCAGAATATGAAGTAATAACACCGCAGACACATAATTCGTTTACTGTAAGAAGTTTAAATGTTCAAGATGAAGAAAGATTGAAAGGTTCATTAATGACCCCTACGAAAGTTACCGAACATTTAAATAAGTGTCTTTATGAAACGTTAGTTAATAAACCAGATTCAATTAAAGAATATAAAGATTTTTTAAAATTGTTAACATTGAAGGATAGGGATAGTTTGTTATACGGACTTTATCATATAACATATGAAGATATTAGGAATTATGATATAAAATGTAAAGATTGTAAAAAAGATTTCTCTGTTACTGTGTCTGCGTCAGATACATTTAATTATATTCCCTATCCTGAAAATGATATATTAACAAAAAGAGTTAAGATTGAATTATCAAAATCAAAAGGTGTTTCTGTGTGGATTAAACAACCTACACTACAAGATGAAACAGAATCTATAAAAAACATGGCTAGTCGACCTGGAACAACGATGGATATTATTATAGAAACATTGATAATTGAAAAATTTGAACAAGAAACTGAATCTTCAGTAGAACCATTAGTTATTTCAGAAAGAATTGATATAATTGATGCATATAGAAGTTTACCAGCTAAAGATAAAAGAGATATTTATGAAAAATTCAATGAAGAATTTGGTAAGTATGGTGTGGAATTAAAAATGAGAGCATTTTGTCAACATTGCGGATCTGAGGATGTAGTGAATATTGACTTGGTTGAAAACTTTTTTCGGATGGTGTACACATCATGATGAAATTTTTGTTTATAAAAAGAATCTAGCTGAAAATATTTTTTCTTTAATGGAATTAATGAAACAGCAATACCATGACATTATCTTTATGCCAGTAAAAAGATTTTATGATTTAATTAAATGGAAAACTAACTTAGAAGAAGAAAGAGCTAAGATAATGAAAGATCAAGAAACTAAAATTAATCAAAACAAAAAAAGGAAATAAAGATTGGCTAATATATTAGATAAATTTAATTTTACTGCAGTTGGATCTTCTGGTAGAATTGTAGATTATACTTCCAGAATATCTCCAAGTGGAGATTTTAGTAAAATATTTGATTTAGATGCAATTATTACGTCATGGAAAAATATTTTATCTACTCCAAAAGGTAGCATGGATCATGATCCAGAGTTTGGTAGCAATCTTTATTTGTTTTTATTTGAACCAGCAGATTCGAATACAAAGGAAGCAATTAAAAATGATATTATTCAATCATTGGCTACATATGATGATAGAGCAAAAATTGAAAAAATTGATACCGTGTTTTTAAGAAATAAAAAAGGTTTCAATATTAATATTGTTGTTGACTATCAAGGGAATAATACCAATTTAAATTTAGCATTTGATGAAAATAATTATCAAAATTTCATTTAGTTTTAAAAATAAAAACGGAGATAAAAATAAATGGATGGTATAATTAGATATTGTATTGTAAAAAAATATAGTGGAATATTGAATAAGAAACATAAAAGCAATACACACCTATTTTTTATTCCGGTTGATCCAAAAAAATATATGTATTTAGCATTGGTTGGACAATTAACAGAAGAAGATGATACATATGCAGCGCAATTATTAGTAAAATTACAAGAAGAAATTATTGATGATACAATTACTGGAGAACATGAATATTTTGGTAATAGATTTGTAGAAATTGAATCCATAAAGTGTCATTCTACAAATCCATCTCCAGGAAACTATGTAATTAAATTATTAAAAAAAGGTATTAATATAAGGTCAAATTTAGAAATTCAATATCAAGTAGAATATAGTACAGTATCAAGAAGAATTTACTTGGTTAAAGGAGATTTAAATTTAGTAACAGGGGAAGTTACAGAAAAAGACATGAAAATGGTTGCTTCTAAACAAGCAGCTTTCATGGGCGACAAAGAAAGATTTGAAGAAATGAAAAAAATTAAATTTAATAATAGGAGGATTAAATACTACCATGACTAATAATAGAGACAGTAAATTAATTGAGCTTTCATGTAAAGAAGTTTTAATGAAGATTGTACAGGAAAGCGAAACAATAAAAGAAAAACTTTCTTTTTTTCAAAAAACATTATTGTTTGATAAAATTAGAGAAATGAAATATGAAGATGTAATAAGTTTATTATTTAATGATGGAAAGAAAATTACAACTGAGCAGAAAAGAGAATTTGAATCTAAAACAAAAAGAAATGCGAAATATGGAGTTGCTGGTTGGGCCGGAAGAAAAATCGGAATGAGAGCAATTGGTGGAAGACCAATTACATTAGCAGGTAAAACTATTTTAAAGGGAGCAGGAAAATCTGGAAGAATTTCAAGTATTGTTGATGGTAAAAGAAAAATTGGAAAGTTAGGAACAAAGGGAGGAATTAGAGGTGCTCTTACTGCGGTTGCTGGTTTATATCTTTATAGAAAACTTTCTGATCCATGTGTAAGAAATAATCTTACTAATAAAAAAGCTCAGATTGCTTGTAAAATGGAAGCAATTAAAAAAGTAATAAGTCAAATTAAATCTGATATGGGAAAATGTTCTGGTACAGCTAATCCAGAGAATTGTAAAAAGAAACTTGCTAATGAATTAGTTAAATGGCAAAATAAATATCAAGAACATTTAGTTACTTTTAATAAAATTGAAAGAAAGAAAGCAGAATAAATTACAAAAATTTTAATCTCTTCTATTACATAAAAATTAATAGAAGAGATTAAAATAATAAAAAAGGATAAAACAAAATATATAATGCAAAATTATAATAGGATTAATGATTATTTTGTAGATTACTGGACCATGGTGTACGATTATTATTCTAAACATGGTCAAGCTTATTTAGTTACTTATTATAATTTGGATACTGAACAAACTGTTTGGGATAATGAAAATTTAATGGGTGGTTATTATGAAAAAATTGGATCATTATCTGGAGTAAAATGGAAAAAAATTTTTACTCTTCCTGTTTATTTTATTGGAGAAACAGATACCATATGGGATGCGCAGGAAGCAGGTGTTGTGAACGATGGCAAAACAGAATTTGTAATTCCTAGTTCCTATGGTATTACTCCTCACTTTAATGATATAATTAAACTCTATCAAAACTATTTACAAGATGATGATAGTTATGCATTATATTCGGTTAGTGGAATTCAAAAACAGTCCCCGGGCGACAAAACTTATTACAAGTGTAGTGTGCAGGTGGAACAGTCGAGAACTACAACTGAGTTAGATTTACAAGTTTCAAACACATTAATATATTATGATTACGATAAAAAAATACATGAATTGAATGACTCAGTTACAATGACTAAATTATTAGTAAAGAATGAAATAATTAGGTCTAATCTAAAAAATTTATTTGATCAAAATTCAGGACTTTATTTTATATGAACCTATGTGATATATTACTAAAAAAGAGGTAATAAATGGCTGATTCAGTTTCCACAACGTTGAGCAATCAAATATATTTATCAAGAGATAATATACGTAATCAAATAATTGAATCAATGCAATATTATCTTGAACTAGAAAATGTTGATTTAGTAAAAAGTTCATTCCTCTCTTTTATGATAGATACTCTTGCGACCTTGACATCAAACCTTCTTTTTTATTCATGCTCAAATTATAAAGAATTTTTCTTGACTTCAGCTCAACTTCCTGAATCAATTTATAATTTAGCAGCATTTTTAGGTTATAATACAAAAGAAGCATCTTATTCTTTAGTCAATGTTTTAATGACTATTCCTTTTGGTTTTACAGATCCTAGCACAACTTTTACAATACCAGAAGGGTTTAAATTTTATTCTGGAGAAATTGAATTTACAACATATTATGTTACAACAATTAATATAACAAATAATACAAATGTAAGTGTTACAGTTTTACAAGATGGAACAAAAACATATAATTTACCTGTAAATATTGACACTACGTCTGCGGAAGCAACATTTTCTTTTGTATTACCTTTAAGACAATATAAACAAGTTATTCAAGAATTTCAAATTGACGCAGACATTGAATTATATCAATTTATTACATTGGATGTTCCATTGGATGGTAAAGTTTCAACAATGGTTGTTGAAGTTAGAGATCCAGATAGTGTAACATGGAGATTATACACTGAGTTTAATAGTATTTATTTAATACCATCAACAGATTATGGTTATGTGTCGAGAACAGTAAGTACTGGTAGAAGATTAACATTTGGAAATGGATTAATAGGAGTTCAACCATTAGGCGGGTCTACAATAAAAGTTACCACAAATATAACTGAGGGTGCGGATGGAAATGTAATAGCATCTTCGATTAAAACTGGGGATAGAATATATTCAACAGATTCTTATGGAAAAACTACGATTGTTAATTATACCGTTACAAATTCATCACCATCCACAGGTGGTACAGATGAAGAATCTCTCCAAGAAATTAGAAGTAATGCTATTACTAATTTGGTTGCTTTAAATAGATTAGTTTCTGAGTATGATTATAAAAATGCTGGAGCAATTATTCCTGATTCACCAATTGCTTCAAATACATTACCAATTTTAAAAAGGTCGGATGTAAAATGTAATGAAGTTCAATTATTTACAATTATAAATTTTGGAACTTCGACAAGAAATTCTGTTATCACTGGTACAACTATAACTGAACCATATGTAGTTCCTACAAAAAATGTATCATATGTAGTTCCAATTACAACTACATATATTCCAAGAGAAACAATAATTTCAGTAGATTCTTATGATTTTTATACGTTATTTGATATTACAATAGATTTAATTAATTCTAGTGCATATTACAATTATATTATGTATGAAGTAGAATTAGTTCCCGTTTTGGTTACTAGCTATGGTATAAATTATAATATTGTTTGTTCAAAATTAACAGTTTCAAAAAATGGAAATGATGCAGACTTTGAAATTTCATATAGTTCAACCGAGTTAGATTATGATTTATGTGATGCTAAATTAAAGGTTATTTCAACATCTTTAATTTATTCAATGACAAATGATTCAATAAATAAAAAATTTACTTATACATTTAGTCCATATACTTTATTTCCAACTGATAATGTTGACTTAGAATTTACAATATATACAGATTCTGGAACAGCAATTGCAACTTATACATCGGAAGTTACTTTTAACAAATCATTGAATGATTTTATGATGTCAAATGTTGTAATTGATACAACGAGTTCTACCTCAATTATTTATGATATTCCAGTGGTTGAAAAAACTTATTATGATTCAATTGTAAAAAAAGATTTTGAATTATCTGTTTTACAAAATATGATGACAGTTATGGATTTTAAATCATATAGAATGTTAACAGATTTTACTAATTTAAAATTTACTAATTCAATTGGAGTTATGTCTAATATGCAATTTAATGATGTTACAAAAAATAATTGTATTGAAATTGGGGTATTAACTCCGCCAAGTAATCCAAGTATTGATGATAGATATATTATTGGTTATACGGAAACAGGAAATTGGGCTAATAAATATGGACAAATAGCTCAATGTATTGATACAACTGGTACAATTTGGTTTTACTTTGATCCTATTTCCGATGATATTATTTATGTAACAAATAAAGGAAAAAAATATATTTATAATGGGAATAAATGGATACAAATGGAATATCAAATTCCACTCATAATTGAGGTTGAAGTTTTTAAAGAAACAACTTATTATGACTCTGATATACAACTTTCTAATCTTGTAAAAGATACTTTATTAACTGAATATTCTAGCAAATTTGGTCCTAATATAACATTATATAGATCTGAACTTATAAGTGTAATTCAAGCTATTACTGGAGTTAGACATTGTAATTTAATTAAACCTGAATCAAATATTTTCTTTAATTATGATTTAGAAAGTTTAACAGAGCAGGAATTACTAGAATATAGTGCAGAATACATATTTTTTAATGAAAGCTCAATCTCTGTAAAGATATATAGTTAAGAGGAATCAAATGCAAATTATATTAAATAATGCAATTTTTAATGATATAAAATTAAAAAGATATATTAGTAAACTTACTGTTGAAGAATTAAATAAATTGACTCAACCTTGTTATCATTCTAATTGGCAAAAGCATTATCATGAATTAAAAAATTTTGCTAATATAGAGGACAAAGATATAAAAAATTTTATTAAAAGATTTTACGTTAACACAAAAGCTAAAGATTCTTTATTGCAATCAGACGTGGGGTCAAATTTTTTAATTATATTAATGTATCATTTTTTACAAGAAAAAGATCAAATGACATATTCAACGTTAATGATATATTATATGATCCGTCAATACTCTAATTTATTCTCAAGATATTTTAAAAAATATTGTAAAGAAGAAGTATTTTCTTATACATTAAATCATTTAAATCCAACACATTTATATATTAGAGAAAAAACTATTCCGAATACATTATTTTATTTAGCAAAAGAAATGAGAAATAGATATACTAAATATTTACTTGAATTAAATGCAGAAAAAATTTCTTCATTTATTTATGAATCAAGATCTAGAATTTCTCAAAGTTTTAGAAGTTTTGCAGATGAATATTTTAAAAATAACGAAAAGGGTTTAGGTATTTCTTCTCAAAAAGAAACAGAAAGTGGTGAAGATATACAACCTAATGAATTAGAAAAAGGAAATAGAATAGCAGAATTAGCGTCTAATAAAATTACAATATATAAAGAAACTGATTATAAAGCTATAGAACAAGCAAGAAATTTAACAAGAATTAATTCATCTTATGCGTCGATAATTGTAAAAGAATTACAAAAATCAGAATTAAACTCAGATGTAAAATTTATCATTGAATTATATCTTAAAGATATAAAATCAGTGAATGAGATTTGCGGTAAAGATTCATTATCTTATATCAAAAAATTGATGAGTATTAAAAGAACAACGAAAGAAGTTTATTTCAAACAAAAAATAAGTGATTTATTACAAAAAATAATTAAAGAAACTTCTTTAAAATCAAAATATCAAAAATTAACCCCCCAAACACAATTTCAAATCAATTCCTTTCTCGCATATTATCTTGCAATTTATACAAAAAATTTAGTTTGTTAATTAATCGTAAATACCAGATTGTGCTTGACTTATAAGACTACTTACTTGAGTTTTTACAGCAGTATCTATTCTACTCGGCGGAGGTGAAAAAAGATCTGTAGATATTGAAGAAGAATTAATATCAGGAATCAAATCTCCTAAATCAAACCCTCCGCCAGATTCCACATCATATATAGGCTCAGTTTCAGTTTTATCTAACATATTATCTAAATAACCTTTCAAAGTAGGTCTTGTATCAACTCCGCTTGTTGATAATAATAAAGTATCATGTAAATTAATAAACTCAATTCTTACATCTACCATTGCAACTCTTTGATTAAATCCAATCATTCCTTGGTCCCCACCTTTCACCACAGTAATATTTGAAATAGCTCCTGCGTTTATTTTAAATAAACCAGGACAATTAACTTTGCAAAAGAAAGGATAATTATATGCATTATCATCATCAGATTGAGGTAAAGATAAAGTTAATAAAGCTGCTAGAGGAGCTATAATATATTTTTTTGTTGCATCATCGCTCGCTGGATTTGGATTATATAATTTAACTGAACAACTAAAAGTTGGGGAATATGAACTTCCTTTCCAAACTTTTGGAAAATCTATTCTAGCTCCAGCTAATAATTTATTCATTGTTGTTCCGATTGTTCCTTTAATCCCTTTTTCCTTTGACCATTCATTTGCTAAACTAGAAGCATTTTTCCCAAATGCTTCAGCAATTCCACCAGCTCCAATCATTAAATCTGATATCATTCCTCCACCCATTTGTTTTCCACCTTCTTTAACTGTATTTCCAGTTTGTTGAAGTGCTGCAGATCCTGTTTCTTGTCCGGTAATTTGAGCTAATTGACCAAAAGCACCAGAAGCAACATCCGTGATTTGATTTAAGAAACTTTCTCCATAGTCATTTTGGAAAGAATCATTTGGATAATTTTCAGCTTGACAAATAATTGTTATTCCCTTAGATTGTTCTTGGGTTGATGTCGGCTGAAAATTTATTCTTTTTAATAATTCTTTATATTTTGTCCATCCTTCATCTACATTCAAAATAAATAATGAAAGTCCAGTTTCTGCTTTTGGTTTACATGGCTGAATAAAAACTTGTAAACCTGAATTACTCATTAAATTAGTCGTAGCCACAATATCCGAACCACTATCTGGAGGACCACCAATAAAATCTGGAATTGTATCAAATATAATAGACTCCAATGATGCTCCCGAACTTTTTGATCTTGATTTACTGCTTGTATACATTATAATTCTCCTATTTATTTATACATTACCGCTTAGAATTTTTTGTATAGCATCTCCACCCTGTGTTGCTTTTCCTCCACCAGCTGCAATAGATTTTGATAAATTACTTAAAGAAGAAGAAATTGAAGTAGATATATTATTAACTACCATCATAGCATTTTTTTGACCTTGCTCAGTCATTCCAGAAACTGAAGATTTAAGATTATCTATATTAGATTTTAATAAATTTGATTCTAATATAGCAGGAGCTGATTGAATTAATGCTACATCTTTTTTAGATAATACTGGACTTGCTGCTTGTTCAGTCGCAGTAGATTTTTGAGCTAAAATTCTATCCCAGTTTATATCACCTTTATTTACTACTGGACTTGCTGCTTGTTCAGTCGCAGTAGA